AAGCAGTTATACGAGACAAGCGGTAAGAAGTTTACTCTGATTTTCAGATGCAAGGATGCATTATGTTTTCATACATGGGATTTCAGTAAGGATTATAAGTTTGAACTAGGAGGCAGGACGCGAGCAACCCGCGACTCGGAGGATATAGAACCTATCTTCCGCATAGATCCAAAGGATTGCACGATAGTGGAGGGGTATGCCTAAGATAACCTACGCAGATGAGGTAGATGCCCACTTTGGTATTCCTTGGATAAATGATTTAAAGTATGAGAAGGGCGAGCTTGCGTGTGCATTATCGAGCGAGGAGATCGATGCCTTACCGCAGGAGCGCGCAGAAACCTTGTCCCGTTTGATTTTGGACCAACCGGAGTCGGAGAAGGAAGATCCAATCCAATGGGGTTGGACTCTTCCGGGGTGGAGACGGGTGATGGATAATTGGAAGGATACGAAGATCCATGTGGTGCTTGGTGGAAACCGAAGTTCCAAAACAACTTTCGCGTCCCGTCTGCTTGTGCATATGGCACAGACTATCCCTGAAGCAGAGATTCGTTCTTTGCATGTATCGGAGGAGCGAAGTATTTCGGATGCCCAAAGGTACATATGGGAAGCACTTCCCATGAGGTACAAACGGGCAAAGAAGAAGAGCGAGAATCATTCCTTGCAGTATACACAGAAGAATGGATTCAACTCCGCCAAGGCGATCCTACCGCCAACCACACCAGGTGCGGAACGGGGGAGTACAATATCTTTTAATAACTATAGGCAGTATCAGGCAGATCCGCAGATATTTGAGGGATGGTCAGCACATTGTATCCATATGGATGAGGAGGCACCTGAGAGTATCTTTGAAACATTGGTAGGTGGTAGAACTGTGGATTACCACGGACGGGTGCTGTTAACCTTCACGACATTGCAGGGGTGGACCCCATTGATTAATAGTCTGTTGAAAGGAGCGGAGACTGTGGAGTCGCGATACAGCGAATTGATGGGGCGCGAGTTACCGGTAGAGCAGATATCCACCAATTGGCCTGATTGTAGAATTTATTATTTTTGGTCCGAGATGTCCCCGTTTGTTGACTACAGCGAACTGATCCGAACCTACTCCAAGCAACCACAAGAGGTAAAACTCGCTCGCCTATATGGCATCCCTAGCAAGGCGATGGAGGGGAGATTCCCTAAGTTCAACCGCGACACCAATGTCGTCCCCCATGAACGAATCCCCTTCATCGCCGATCCTACGGTACGGACTACCCGGTACTTCGTGTGCGATCCCGGTGGGAGTAAACCGTGGGTGGCGATATGGGCGGCAGTCCTGGAGGATGGTACGATCTATGTGTACCGCGAGTTCCCTGATTCCTCGATGGGCCAATGGGCATTACCACATGTGAATGGGTTGGGCAAGAGCGTGGGTAAACCGGGTCCTGCACAGCGTCCGCTTGGATGGGGATATGCCGCATACAAGGAGCATTTCGAGGCATTAGAGCAAGGCGAGGATATCTTTGAGCGAATTGTTGACCCCCGCATGGGAGCCGCCACGGTGCGCGAAAAGGAGGGGGAGAGTAATATAATTAACACGATGGCGAACCTTGACTTTGTTATGCGACCTGCACCGGGCGTGGAAGTGGAGGCGGGTATTGCGAAGATCAACGATGCCCTGGCATGGGATGATACGGAGCCGATGTCGGAGAAGAATAAGCCAAAACTCTTTGTGTCTGACAGGTGTGATAACTTTATTACCTCGATGCTTGAATATACGGGCAGTTCCCGTCAGGAGCATTTTAAGGACTTTGTTGATACTATCAGATACCTAATGGTCAGCGGACCTGACTATGTGGGCGGTGGAAGCCTTATGTGTACAGGTGGTGGAGGATATTAATCTTGCCAAATAGGCTACAGAACGCTACATTATGCTACGCATATGCAGTCTGCCGCCGATCCCGAACTTTTATATGTCAGTAAGGAGCCTGATGTTGACTATCTTGCGGAAACTTATCGCAGGACTCAGTCGGAGTTGGGCGAATGGTTAGACCGTAGACAAAGAGATTACGATGTAAGGAACTGCTTATGGGCAGGGAAGTCGGATGATTTTAAAAAGCACTCCCACCTAAGTTCCACCGGAGATGTATTTCCGTGGGATGGGGCCTCCGATCAGGAGATCCGCATGGTGGATAATCAGATAAATAAGTGCGTGGCGATGTCCTGCAATGCGGTAAGATCCGCACATATCGTGGCTACCCCTGTGGAATCAGGTGATATCGAGCGTGCAAATGTGATATCGATGTTCCTGCGATGGTTAATGAACTCCAAGATGGAGGAGTTTTACGATCAATTGGAACTCGGACTTAACCACTTTTTCGAGAAGGGCCTGATGGTCCACTATGTTTATTGGGATTCCAAAGAACTTAAACAGCAACAAACCATCCGCTTGGAGGAGATTGCACAAGCACTCCCGCAGATCGCACAAGCGATTCAGGATGGCAGTATGGATGAGGAGTTATCATCCGCACTAAAAGATCAATTTAAAGTATCCAAGGCCAAAGCAAAAGCGATGCTCCGCGAGCTTCGCAAGGATGGCACAACCACAGTCCCCGTTACCCGCCAGGTCGTAAATCGACCACGCATCAAAGCGTTGGCACCGGATGAGGATGTTATTTGGCCCAACTATACAATCGATCCACAGGAGGCACCATACTGCTTCCATGTATTGCACATGACTCCGGAGCAGTTGGAGTCAAAGATGAGTACGGAAGGGTGGGATGCAGATTTTGTGGAAAGGGCAAAAGACCTAGCCAAGCACACACAGGCGGACAATAGTTTGTATAACATCAGGCAGGAAGATGCGGTCATTCGTGATGATGATGAGACTATTAGAATAGTGTACTGTTATCAAAGACTGCTCGATGAGGATGGAGTCCCCGGTATCTACTGCACAATATTCCATCCCGATATTCCTGAGTTGTATGCCAAGCATGAACTTATGGATTACGCTCATGGTAAGTATCCATTCGTGGTTACTAAATATGAGAATGTAAGCAAAAGACTTTATTCGTCTCGCTCAATCCCTGAAGTCGGAGAACCTCTACAGCAGGTAGCGAAGATTGAGAGTGATGCATTAGTTGATCGTCAGTCATTAGCCACTTTGCCCCCACTTGAACATCCGCTCGGAAGACCTCCAAGTAAGTATGGTCCTGGAGTCCGTATCCCTTATCGTACACCTGGCGAGATCCGTTGGGCAAACACACCTCCATTTGATGGCGGTAATGTGGAAGTCCGCAGATATATACAGGAATTATTTGACCGCTATATGGGAAATAATGCCCCAGGGGTTGATCCTGTCGAAGCACAGAACAAACAGCAGGCCACCATCAATAAGGTATTTAATCACCTGAAGTATGTGATCGACCAAGTATGGACTCTTTATCAGCAGTACGGACCCGATGCAGAGTTTTTCCGCGTTACCGGAATGCAGGACATACAGAAGTTTAATAAGGGAAGACCCGGAGAAAGATTTGACTTTTACTTACAGTTTGATGTGGCGACACAAGATCCCGCACAAATGCTTGAGCGCGTAAAAGCGATTGCCGAGCTTGCCCCTGCACTCGACAGATCAGGCACATTGGATACCGAGAAGATGTTACAGATCGCAGTAGGGCAAATCATGCCTGGTGCATCCGAGAAGATCATGATCCCCAAGGAGACCGCATCACAGAAAGCGGTGGATGAGGAGAGGCAGACAATTGCTGAGTTAGTGGCAGGAGTACCTCCCAATGTTCGTCCGCAGGATTCGCATGAGATGAAGATGCAAGTATTTCAACAATGGTTATCACAGCCTGATATTCAACAGAAGGCACAACAAGATCCGGCTTTGCAGGAGCGTATTCAGACATATATGCAACAGCGTCAGATGCAGATTCAGCAGAAACAAAATGCTGAAATTGGAAGACTCGGTGCGGCTCCCACGCAGTTCGGGCAAACCGCTCAGACAGAAGCGGCATAGAAAGGGACATATATTATGCCAATGGTAGGTAAGAAAAAATTCGGTTACGGCACAAAGGGTAAAGCGGCGGCTAAAGCTTATGCGAAGAAGACCGGGAAGAAGATGGTCAAAAAGCGTGGCAAGCGGTAGACCAACTAAAGTAAATTCGCCAAGACGAATCCGCAAAGGCGAGCCTGGCTACGGTAAGAAGAAGTTTGTAGTCTTAGCATCTGAGGGCGGTAAGAAGAAAACTATCCGTTTCGGAGATGCTAATCTTAGTATTAAGAAAAATAACCCTGCTCGCAAAAAGAGTTATTGCGCAAGGAGTGGTGGCATCAAAGGGAAAAGTACTAAATTAAGTGCTAATTATTGGTCACGGAAAATGTGGAACTGCTAGATGCCAAAGGACGCATGTTATAAAAAGGTAAAGGCACGGGTAAAAGTATTCCCATCTGCCCGTGCGTCCCAACAGATTGCCAAGTGCCGAAAAGCAAAGGGCCAGGTAAAGAAGTCCGCCAAAGGTGCATCCCTCAAAAGATGGAAGGATGAGAAGTGGAAGGATACCCGTAGCGGTAAACCATGCGGACAGGGAGGCAAGAATGAATATTGTCGCCCCACTAAAAGAGTTTCCAAGAAAACCCCAAAAACAAAAAGCGAAATGTCCAAGAGTCAGCTTGCCCGCAAGAAAGCGGAAAAGCGTAAAGTGGGTATGGGCAGGCGCGTAAAACCCGTCAGAAGAAAAGCATGAGATGTCTCATTTGCAGAAGGAAATCTATTGGATTGTACTGCTCGCGATGTTCTTCATCGAACGAGATGTGATCCTGGACACCATGTTTGCGATCCTGAACCTAGTCTACGAGAACTATAAATGAAAACAAATCACGAAATAGACCATGAAGATGCGATTAGAGCGCTGTCCACTCTCCGGAACGACCCCAACTTCAAGCGATATATTGAAATGCGTGAAAGTATGCGTGAAGAAACTATCCGGGCGTTGCAGACTCCTGAGAACATTGCAGACACAAACAGACACTTTTATATCACAGGGAAGCTCGAAGCGATAGACGAGGAATTGGACACTTTCTACAAGCTTTAGCTCGTTCCCAATCGTGACTTGCCCTCTGCGCTAGGGGTGGCGCAGGGGGTTTTTTATTGCCATTGTCAAGACAATAGACTACATTTTGCTACACTAGGCTACAGCCTTGATTATTATGGAAACATTAACCGAAGAGGTTGTCTCGGAGTCCTCTCAAAATTCCGTGGAAACAGAAACGAAAGCAGACGGTAATGTCTCAATGGCAGAATTTGCGGATCAGTTACTGAAGCGCAAAGAAGCTAACGAAACAGAACCGGAAGCTATCACCGAAGAGACGGACGAACCCGCTGAAGAATCTGCGGAGCCTACGGAAGTCGCTGAGGAAACTACCGCCGAAGAAACGGATGACAATACGCTGTCCCCACAACCTTCGGAAAATGTTCTTTCAAAGTACGGAATCGACCTGGACAACCTGTCCGAAGAGGAAAGTCGCGAACTCGCAAAATCGCTGAACGCATCTGCGGTTAAACGGTTTGGCAGACTTACCGCTCAGAAGAAAGCACTACTAGCGGAAAACGCTGAACTGCAAGCGCAAGCCGAGCAGGCACAGCAAACGCAAGATACTGAAACTCCTGGGTTCCTCAAGGACAACGCTCTACATAATGTGGCTGATGAGCAGGCACTCATGAAAGAAGTCGAAAACCTCAACACTCTAATCGAGTGGGCAGAGGATGGGATGGAAAACGAGACCCAATATGACGATGACGGAAATGAGTATGTTCTAAAGGATGGTGACAAAACCTACACCAAGGCCGATCTGCGGAGAATAAAATCCAACGCGAATAAAATTATACGCAAGGATGCCCCCGCAAGACAGGCATGGATCAAGGAGCGTCAGGCATCTGATCAGC